AGATGTTTATGTCACATTGTCGGGTGGTACTAGAGTGCTACAGCTACGCCAGTCTACTGGTAGTACTGCACAATCTAGTCACCCACAGGTGAATAATACAGATGGATTATATTTCCCTGCAGTTTCAGCAGGTACAACTTTATATAACTACCAACTTTCCACTGATAACAACACCATTACGTTCAACTCTGCCCTACCGCAAGGTGCAGTAGTATTTTGTGAGCGTAGAACAAGAGATGCAGATGGTTCATATACTAGCTTTGCTAGTGGCAGTACAATTAGAGCCACAGATCTCAACAACTCTTCTACGGAGTCTAACTTTACTGGACAAGACGCAAGAAACAAGGTATTAGAAATAGAAGGAGCTATATTTAATGGAGATGTTATTTCTCCTACTTATATTACATCCGAAAATATAGTAGACGGTACAATACAAACAGCAGATATAGGTGCAGATCAAATAACAAATGCTCTTATAGCAGATAACCAAATAGATTCTGAGCATTATGTTGATGGTTCTATAGATCTCGCTCATATGTCTGCTAATTCTGTAGACAGTGATCAATATGTAGACGGAAGTATAGACTTAATTCACATGTCTGCTAACTCAGTAGACAGTGACCAGTATGTAAATGGATCTATTGATCTTATACATATGTCAAATAATTCTGTAGACAGTGATCAATATGTTGATGGTTCTATAGATCGTGTACATTTAGAAGCAGATATAATAGATAGTACGAAATTAGCTGACAACGCAGTTGATTCTGAACACTATGTAGATGGATCAATAGATCTTGTTCACATGTCTGCTAACTCTGTGGACAGTGCTCAGTATGTAGATGGATCTATAGATGGAGTTCATATAGCAGATGATGCAATTATTACTTCAAAAATAAATAATTTAGCTGTTACACACGATAAATTAGCTGAACCTTGTGTACAAGCTGAAAATATAGGTAACGGGACTATCACAACAGTTAAGTTAGCTGACAGTCAAATTACTACTGCTAAAATAGCTGATGATGCAGTTACAGCAGCCAAAATAGCTGATGAAGTTATAGTAACTAACAGCGAACAAGCATCTGCTACTGCAAACGATACTTCATTTTTTACTACTTCTGCATCTGATGGCAGGTATTTTAGACAAGATTCTACTGAAACTATTACCAGTGGAGCAACGTGGAGTAGTTCTGACTCTTTTGTAGCAACTACTGGTGCTATTAACGCAAGAATTATTGACCTTATAGATGAGGTTGGTGGTTTTACAGCTATTGATAGCGAGCAACACTTTCCTAACAGTAACCCTCAAGGGGCAACAGGACAAGCAGCTATATTAAGTATTCAAGCTGCAAGTGCACAACTACCTCACCCATCTGATAGTAATATATCTTCTCTTAGTGGTACAACTCTTACGATAAAAAATGCTAACGTAGCTAACAATGCTGATATTACTATAACTGGTGTAACTGCTACTATACCTTCGGGCTTTGGATTCTTGGTAGAATCTACAAGCACACTACACACATATACTTTTCATAGGCTTGTACCTAAAGCTACAGAAGTTACAACTGTTGCAAATAATATAACTAATATTGTTAATGCTGGTGCAAACGTAGTAGACATTAATAACTTTGCTGACTTATATCAAATTAGTAATAGTGCACCTACAGCTAGAGCTGATACTAGTTCTTTGCAAGAAGGTGACTTATGGTTTGATAGCAGTAATGATAATATGCAAGTGTATGATGGTAGTTCGTTTGCAGCCGTAACACCTACACAACAAGTATTAGCAGATATAGCTATTGTTTCTGGTGCTATAACATACAGTGAAGATTTAGGTCTTATTACTAACGCTGTAACTACAGGTAGTTCTAATGGTTCATTAGATATAGTTGCAGATGTATTAGAAGATGAAATAACATTTACTGTTACAGCAGCTACTGGTAAATTTATTATTGATGGTGTAGATAAACCAGCACTAACATTATACAAAGGCTGGACATATACATTTGATGTAAGTGATGCTTCTAACGCATCGCACCCATTACGTTTTTCAAGTGGTGGAAGTGCTTATAGTACTAACGTCACTGTTACTGGTACTCAGGGTCAAGCTGGAGCAAAGGTATCTATTAAAATTCCAGAATCACAGCCAACAAGTTTTATATACTATTGCACAAACCATAGTGGTATGGGTAACAGTATTACAGTAAAAGATGATCCTATAAAAACAGTTTCGGATGATATAACTAAAATTCAGACTGTAGCTGATAACATAAACAACTTAAATACTGTACAAGGTATTAGTGCTAATGTTACTACAGTTGCTGGAATAGCAAGTAACGTAACAACTGTTGCTAATAATAATTCCAACGTAACAACAGTAGCTGGCAAGGCAACAGAAATAGGCAGACTAGGCACAGCAGATGCTGTAGCTGATATGAATACTTTAGGTACAACAGCAATCGTATCTGACTTAGATACCTTAGCCGATATTTCAAGTAATATTACAACTGTAGCTGGAGTTAGTTCTAACGTAACTACAGTGGCTGGTATTAGTTCTAATGTAACTGCAGTCGCTGGTAATGCCAGTAATATAAACGCTGTAGCTGGTAATGCAACTAATATCAACGCTGTTGCTGCTGACGCTACTGACATAGGAGCTGTAGCTGGTAAAGCGACAGAGATAGGTAGGCTTGGTACTGCTGATGCTGTGGCTGATATGAATACTTTAGGTACTACAGCGATAGTATCGGACATGGATACACTAGCTGATATATCAAGTAATATCACTACTGTAGCTGGCGTGGCTAGCAATGTAACAACAGTTGCTGGTATTCAAGCTAACGTTACGACTGTAGCTAATAATAATTCCAACGTAACTGCTGTAGCTAATAACTCTAGTAATATAAATAGTGCCGTATCTAACGCATCAAATATAAATGCTGCGGTTTCTAACGCATCTAATATTAATAGTGTTGTTTCAAATGCAACAAACATTAACACTGTTGCTACTAATGTTACTGACGTAAATACTTTTGCAAACAGATACCGTATAGGATCTAGTAACCCATCTACAAGTTTAGATGTAGGAGACTTATTTTTTAATACTTCTGCTAACGAATTAAGAGTATATAACGGTACACAATGGCAAGGTGGTGTAACAGCTACTGGTAACTTATCTCAAGTATCAGGTAGTGTGTTTACTGGAGATAACAGATATAATGATAATGTAAAAGCTAAATTTGGTTCCGACTCAGATTTACAAATATTTCATAACACAACAGATTCTATAATTAACGCATCTGGTACAGGTAATATTAAATTACAAGACCAAGGTAATACAAAGCTAGAAATTACTTCTAGTGGTGTAAGTGCTACAGGTAATATTGTCGTGTCAGGTACTGTTGATGGCCGTGATGTGGCAACTGATGGTACAAAACTTGATGGGATTGAGGCTTTAGCTACCGCAGATCAAACTGCTAGTGAAATTGTATCTTTAATATCTGGACAAACTATTGCACCTAACGTGATAACAACAACTAACTTAACTCTTGATTTCGGATCAATCGCATAATGGCAAAATTATTAAAACTAAGACGAGGAACAACCTCGCAACATAGTAGCTTTACTGGAGCCGAAGGCGAAGTTACTGTTGATACAGACAAGGAAACTCTTGTAGTACATGACGGCTCAACTGCTGGTGGACATCCAATAGCAGCAGAAGATATGGCAAACGTATCTTCAGCTTCCATCGCTGGAAGATTAGGCACAGATTCTATAGCAACAACTAAGATTGCTGGTGGAGCTTTGCCAACAGACGTAACAATAGTTAGTGCAAACATAACTAATGGTACAATAGCTACTGCTGATATAGCTGGTGACGCTATTGACGGAACTAAAATAGCAGATAACGCAATCAACTCAGAACATTATACTGATGGGTCTATAGACCATGTTCATTTATCTAATAACTGCATAGACGGTGATAATATATCTGACAATTCAATCAACTCAGAGCACTATGTAGATGGTTCTATTGACAATGCTTTCTTAGCTAACGACTGTGTAAATGCTAATAAGATAGCTGACGATTCAATCAACTCAGAGCACTATGTAGACGGTTCTATAGATCATCAACATCTATCTAACGACTGTATAGACGGAGATAATATACAAAATGATGTTATTAATTCAGAACATTACGCTGCTGGTAGTATAGATCATGAACACTTATCTAACGACTGTATAGATGGAGATAACATACAGAATGACGTAATCAACTCTGAACATTATGCAGCAGACTCTATTGATGCTGAACATTATGCACCTGATTCTGTAGATGACAATGCGTTATCACATACTGGTGTAAGTGCTGGTACTTATGGTTCTGCTACAGCAATCCCTGCCGTGACTGTTAACGCTCAAGGGCGTGTCACAGGAGTAAGTACAAACACAGTTAACACAACTACAAACCTAGGTACTTCTACAGCATCTGGTTCTGTAACTGTAACAAGTAGCACAGGAAACAATGCAACTATAAACGAAGCATCTGGTTCTGCTGCTGGTGTTATGTCTGTAACACATCACAACAAACTTGATGGTATTGCTTCTTCAGCTACAAACAACGGTTCTGGTAGTTTATCTAGTTACCTACCTTTATCTGGTGGTACTTTGACAGACAATCTTAATGCTGAACATATAATTCCAAATGCTAATAATGCAAAAGATTTAGGTAACGTATCATATCGTTGGAGAAACGTCTACACCAATGACCTTCACTTATCTAACGAAGGACATTCAAACGATGTAGATGGTACATGGGGTAACTGGACTATACAAGAAGGAGAATCAGACTTGTTCTTAAAAAATAATCGTTCTGGTAAAAAATACAAATTTAATTTAACGGAGGTATCATAATGGCGATAAATTTTCCTGGTGGAACACAGGATCAAAGAGCTAGAATTTTACAAGTAAAGTGGGACGCAACAAACACTGAGTTTGTAAGTAATAGTACATCTTGGACAAACACTGGACTTTTTAGTATATCGTTTGATAATGCCATAAGATCAGATAGTAAAGTTCTAGCAATTATAAGACTTAGTTATGGTGAAGCTGTAAGTAATGGCTGGGCTCAACCCGTTTATTGGACTTTGTACGAAGATACAGACGGTAACATAGGTGACTCTACCAAAGGCATGATGGGTGGTGAGTGCGGAATGGGTAATAATAATACTCAATACAGTCAAAGAATGGGGTCTGGATTTAGAGAATGTAACCCATCTACAACTACTCCTACTTTTAAATTATATCAAAAAACTGTTTACGCTTTTAATAGATATGTAGGTAGACCAGATAACGCTGGTAGTGATCGTAGTACAGGACAAACCGCTATAGTTCTTATGGAGATTAACTCATAATGGATACAATGAAAATAATAAAGTCAGCTCAGACTTTAGGTGCTGGTGAATGTTCTATTCGTGGTACTGTTGCAAATGAAACTGAGTTTTATGCAAACTTTTATAAAGTAACTGGTGTAAATAGTGATGGTACTGCTGCGGAAACTAATGATCCAGCAGTTCATAAAATAGCATGGGCTGATATTCAAACTGAAGTAGCTAAACTAGATAAGTTAGATTACCAGACAAACAGGGTATTTAATCCAACTGGTACAACTTATGGAACTGTTGAAGCACAACTTGACATGTTATATCATGATATAGAAGACGGTAAGTTAGATACGACTGGAACATGGGCAACTCATGTTAAAGCAGTAAAAGACGCTAACCCAAAAACTAGCTAGTGGAAATACCCACCATAGTATTACCAGACCCAATACCACTCAAAACAATATCTATACCGTTACCTACAGCTGACGTACCTTCTTATACACCTATGGTAGTACCTCCAAGTGATCTTAGAGAACCAGAGGGTACAAAACCTGTAGAAACAGCTGAACCACCTAAACCAACTTTACCACCTCCTTTTCCACCTTACCCTTTACCATCGCCTGATATATTAGTCCCTACAGTTATTACAGCTGTTACAGCAGTAGCAGCTACAACTGTAGCCACACCTATTATACAAGATATTAAAGAAAAAATAACAAAGTTTTTAAATAATAAAATAAAAAAATGGAAGGAACAACGAAAGAAGAAAAAGGATTCCTTGGTAAAGTAAAAGATATTGCTGAAGACAAAGAACACCAAATAGAATTTCTTGGAACTATAGTACGACTAGGTGTAGTTGTTTGGTCTGGTTTTATTATTACTATGAATTACATAGACATACCAATGGTTAAAAAATCTGGTAACTCTGATATAACTTTTGTTGCATCAGTATTTACTGGAGCTTTGGCCACTTTTGGTTTGACTACAGGTAAAAATGGTAGTAGCAAACCACCAACCAACTGTCCTATGATAAAAAAAACCGACAAACCAAAAGTATGAAAAAATTACTCATACTCTTAGCACTGGTTGCACCTACAGTAGCAAGAGCTAATACGGTAACTCCCGCCTTTACAAC